TAGTTAATTAAACAAATAAAAATTAAAGGAGAGTGATTGTTATGAAGGTAAAGGATTTTATGAGGGCTGTGGCTGGATGGAACAAAATTGCTATCACATTTATTAACAGAACCACTATGGCAGATGTCATGTTTGAATTGTACGAGAAGGAAGGCGAATTTTTTAAATTGTATGAAATGGAAAATGAAATATTCATGTTTAGTTGCATTTCTGCAAGGTACGATTTAGTGGTTTATGTAGATTGAAATGAGGTGTTCGATATGAATAAAATTAAAGGAGTATATAACGGTTATGAGTTAATCGACGGACGAAAATTTAGGTTAGCAGAAACCGGAAACAATATTTACAAACTTGGTATTCTGAACAAGGATGGAAAATGGAACTTGACTGAACGAATTTTTACCCGTGTTCGCGACTACAAAAAGTATCTTGAACTAATTGAAGCAAAAACTGCATTGGATAATCGCATATATCCTAAATTGTAATAAACGCCGGGGGGTTGGGTTACCCCCCGGTTTTATTATGATTGTGAAAAGCTAATAACTTGCACCCTGAAATATATAGCGTCTGTGTCAAACCTATTTTGCGCTGTGACATGTATAAAGTCACTGGCTAGACTAACAGTAAAAGTGTTAGTGACATTTGTAGTGTTAGCTAAATCTCTTGTGGTGATTCTGACTGGCGAATGATCTTTATTGACGACCATAGCACCATACATTTCACCCAGATTCCCCCCTAGGTCATTTCTTGTAAAGAATATTTCAATTAAGACAAAATTCGGTATACCTGTGGTTATACCGACTGGTGGATATAAGTCTTTGGTTGGTAGGCGAAAAATAACTTTGTCCGAATCCGGCTGTACAACCCTTTTTAAAATAGGTAGGCTTCCAGCCCCAGAAAGCAATGAAAAACCCCTTGTCAGTTCAGCATTATTCAATATCCCATTGGGCTCAACCGTTTCATCCCCCTGCCAGTGATTTCTAATCAACGCTGTATTCGCTTCAATCTTCGCCGCAGCCTCACCGCTATCCGGGTCAAGCTTATCCTCTACCTCAAGCACCCTATCCGTCAGATTCTTAATCAGGGCATTTTGCTCAATAATATCTTGTTCAATATTATCATTGCTCACCTTAAGCTTGTTAATACTTCCTTGCTGGTCAATCAACCACTCCGTTTGTGTTCCATCAACTTGTCGAATTGCATCAAGTTCCGCGTCCTGCCTAGTGTTATCAGCCTTAATTTTTTCAATTTCAATCTTATTAACCGAACCCATCAATTCTACCAGTCCAACCGCGCTATCAATCTTCTCCATCGACTGATTCCAGTCAGTAAGTGGGCTGTATACATCCGTCCCGCTCACTATAGGTAAACCCAGATTCGGTGTCTCACCACTCGCTGACCTAAACCCCTTAACTGTAACCGGCTCATCCGTGTCTTTTATAGTCTCCTGTATTGTCTGATTCATAAATTTTTCTCCTTTCTTATGAATGTTTCACGTGAAACATTTTAAAAAACTTCACCATCCGTATCAATAAACCCTTCACGCCAATCAAAGATTGAACTAGCACTTGTATTCATCCACACTTCACAAAGTGTTAATGCGTTTGGAATGTCTTTGTAAGCATATCGAACAGGGTCGCCATAGTTTACTCCACAAAACGATGGATTTGATATAATTTTGGCTGCTTGTAGTTGCCACATTATTCCACATCTAGTTTGCAAATGCCAGTCATACACTGACCCTTGCGATGGTGGTGTAATATCATTTTTTGACCCGGAATAAATATCCTGTCTTATATTGTAAATGGCACTATTTTTTCTTGTCACAGTAGTGTATACGCGTTCTCTTGTCAATGTATTAAGATGAACAAGTGTAAGTCCATTAACATTTTTCGCATTGCTAAGGTCAATGTTAATCGCATCCGCCACTTCCAATGGGTTCGGAGAATTCCAAAGCAACTGCTTGAATTCCAAAAGCTTGCTTATCTTCTCTCGGATGTTAGAATCTTTTTGAATAAACTCTCGCGTAAACGCCCATGTTCTAACATCCACACCGTTCTCTTTTAACTCCTGCGATGACGGCTCATGCTTAGCCCAGTAACTCACTGTCTTCGCATTCCACCGCAAAAAGTCTGTCAGTTCAACCAGGCACTCATACACTGTTTTTCTCTCGCCTGATACAGGCGAAAAAACTCTTGTGTCAAGATGAGAAGTGATATAGCCATTATACAAATCCCACTCCACCCATGTGCAGCCAAGCTTTTCAATCTCATCGTATGTCAGTTTTTTTCTCTCAAGCTTGTTATAGTCAAGGGCGAACGGACGTAGCGCACCCCAATAGTCGTTTAGGCAAACCTGCAAAGGTGTTCTTTTGCCCTGAGCGATATTGTAAACCACCTGACTGTATTCGCTGTTTTCAAACATTTTTTCAAAATATTCTTTGAGCATTTTATCCGCCAGCTCACGCTCAAATTTTTCTTTTAAACCACCTAAATCAGAATATTCCTTCATCCTACGTTCCGTCATAGCTATTAAGTCGTTCACATGGTTTCTGAGCTGGTCAGTATATAACTTAGATAATGCGTGCAACCCGTCAGCATATGTCTTACTAATTTTCACAGCATATTCGACATGACTGTCTACATATTCTTTCGTGGCAAGGCTTGGGATTTCTGTAGCAATCTGGTCAATCCTGTCATTTACTTTTTTTATCTCAATGTCCAGCTCATTGGAAAGTCCATGAAAAAGGTAAATAAGGTTGTCTATTTTTTCTAGGTTTTTTGAAATATTACTTGTGTTAGTTGCAATATCAGCACTTAAGCTATTGATAAGATTTTCCATACGCTTTTCAGCTTTTCCTATTTCGTTCAAAACAAAGCTTTTCACAATCTTAATTTGTTCGTCCGTGTAACCGTTTGTTTCGTTTAGCACATTTTTAACATATAGGTCAAGTTCCTTCATCCACTCTATCATCTTCCTGAGCTGGTCTTCATACGACAGAGTTTCGTCGTAAATAGAAGGCAGAGTAAAGTTTGCCGGAAATCTTCTAAACATGTAATCACCTCCCTTTTTTTTATAACCATAAAAGCATAAACAAATCCTCAAGCGCATCAATAACCATTAAGTCAATATTCAAAATTTTGTCTTTTAAATCAGCCAAAGTTTCATAATAAGTTCGACTGTTATTCATCTTACCAAACACATGTTCTGCAAACACGTCCCATCTATCTTTATTAGAAGTATTAGTCGTGTCTTCCAGAGTTCCGGCTGTCTCTTTTAGGTCATTCTTTTTTCCGTATTTAACGGTAGTGTCGTTTGATTCATTCTCTATCACATGAATGTTTCCGCTCACCGTTTTGTCGACAGTCTTTTCCGTTCCCTCGGGTGTATCAACCGTATTTTTATTAGAAGGCCTACCGCTTGTGTCCTCTACTGTGTCATATGTCACTGTAGTATCTCCACTACCGTCCGTTCTGACTTGTGTAACATTAGAAAGATACTTGCCGGCAGTAACGCCCTCTATACTCCCTTGTGGAGTGTCACTCGAAAGAGTTAATGATGGGGTAGCCTGTGCATTTGTGTTGTCAGATCCTTTTTTCGTCTTAGTGTCTTTACTGTCGCTAGTGTATGTCTCAACTTTTGTGTTAACGACACCAGCGGTGAAGGCCTTTTCTTTTACCTCTGTATCCGTAGTTGTGGCATCAGAATTACTATTAGAGTGTGTGCTGTCCGTGCCTGAATCTTGAGAGGCAGCGCTTTTTGTTGAATCAATACCTTTATGGCCTTCACCGTCTATCTTTTCATTTCCAGAACCCTTGTTCTTCCTCCAATAATCGGTGTCTTTAAACGGGTCAATCCCGTTAACCGTAGCCCTGTATAGGTCATTAAAGTACGGCATTATCTCTTTGAGCCTTGTATTAAGTTCGAACCGCCATAGCCAGTATGTTTCAAATCCTATTTCATTTGTAAAAAAATGCCTGACTATTTTTTCATTTAAAATCTGTCTATAGCTTTCTTCGAATATGATGTAAGGCTCAAATAAAGTCTCCACTCCAAGTTGAATGAGGGCATCTATACTATATGGTTGACCTGGGTTTTTTGATTTCCAAAAGTCCTCTAATATCTCATTCAAATGTAATGTGTATCTTGCCATTATTCTTCACCTCCCATAGCGGCATCACTCCCTTCATTGTTGTCATCTATTTCAGAAAATGTTTCACGTGAAACATTTTGTGAAAACACATCAAGTAACTCTTCTCTATATCCCACCGTGACCTCTTCGTCAAGATAGTTCTTGAACATTTCGCTTATCTCTTTTGCGGCTTTTTGTCTTGGCGCAAGCCTAGGATATCTGGATACGATTGACCCACCTGAACCTCTTTGTACCTCATCTTTAATAAGTCGTTCTTTTTTATTAACATTTACATTCGGTACACCAAGGGCAGTCATAGCGTCATTCCATATAGATGTTCGAACGTCATATATGTCTTTAGCTACAAATGGTGGCATAGTCTCGAACTGTCTGATGCTGTTTGGGTCAAACTTTTTGTTAACAGCAATAGCAGGCTTGTTACCCTGCCTTTGCTGATAAGCGTTTAAGACACTTTGTCTGGTTGACTTATCAGCGACAAGAAGAGACGGTGTTTTTTGATTACTTACATTCACATCAATAGTTCTGTCAGCATCCCAAAGTCTATTCGCGTAATAAGCGGTTATATCCATAGTAGATGTATTTAGAACGTTGTCATAACATATCACACTATCATACTTATCTCTTTTAGTATTATAGCTGTTATAACTGCTGTAAATGTTTCGTTCAGAAGGATAGCCGTAGACAGAAAATCCACCTCCGCTTATAAAAGGGAGTGACAAAAGTCCTACCACGTCATCGACAAAAAATGCCACCTTATATTTGTAAAAAAGCGCTTTTTCAAGATACAATGTGTCAACCGTAGTAGGGAGTCCCTTCCATTCGAATAGACTAATAGCTATCATTTCAAGCTGCGAGGTATAATAATTATATGCTGCATCGTTCAATGCCACAGAATCTAGTCTTTCCTTATTTCTCTTTATTTTTCCAAACATTTTTACCACCTCTTACAGGCTATTATCTTGACTATAATCCCCAACCTTATCCGGGTTCTTCCAGTACGTAATACCCCGGTCATGAATAGCACAGAACTGTGCCTGAATCGCCCCCGGCATGTTTGCACGAATAGAACAACCGTTTGTCTTCACGTAATTCCATGCCTTTCTTCCAGATATGTTAGGTTTCTTTATTTTCATGCATGAATAACCATAAACCTCAAAAAAATCATCCAAAGCTTTAACAAACTGTTTTTTCATGTGTCGGATTGCAAAAACCGGCTTAATCGAACCTATGTTATATGTCATTGTGCTGCAGCCAGACAAGTTATGGACGTTAGATGGCGTGTTCTGTTGCTGAGCCCTGATTGCGTCCATATTAAAAGAATCAATTGCGGAATGTAACAACATGCCGACAGCTGCCCCGGCCATTCCCATCTTTGTTCCAAGCATCGGGTCAATCATATTAGACGCCATCTGTTTATAATTCGCCATAGCGGCGGCGGAACTAGCCCCGCTACCGACAAGATTTAAACCGCCTTCAACCAACCGCGTAGTCCCCTGAAATCTGGCATTTAGTTCTTGTTGCTGAAAGGCGTTGTCATAATAGGAAGCAAATTGCATTACTGGCAATGTGCCAAGTAAAAGGTCATAGTCGTGAGCTTGCCCCATACCTTTATAAGATTCTGGGTGTAGAATTAACCCGGCGCTAGTCCCTACGTCACCGTATAGCTTATAAACCCATGACGTTCTTTGACCTTCGGACATGTAAGCAAAGTCATAGATAGCATTCACCCCTTTTTGGTTTGACACATAAAAGCAGTAATATGGGTAATTGAAGCACTTGTTATTCTTAGGTGTGTATCCGTCTATACTAGAGTGTCTCATGCTAACTTGACCGGTGACATATGACTCATAGTTTTCATTCGAAAGTATTTTTCCACCCGGTACTATTATAGTGGATAAGGCGGCCGCCAAAACCTCTGGAATAGTCTGAACATTTATTATGTTATCATCCGGCACGGCACTACCCTGCAGTTTTTTACATGTGTCAATAGCTGATTTTTTCGACGAGGCTATATATATAAAACCGACATATATATTTCCGTTCACGGCAGATACATAATCCGGCTTTGCCCCTGCCGGAATATCCGGGCCGGAACGGACTTGAATTAAATACCACGGTTTCCAACTTTTTGAACCAAGCGTGTCTGTCTGCTTATCAAATGTGGTATCGCCAAGCGGAAAAGGCTCATTCAAAAGATGCGTCCATTTAGCGTCACTCATAGCATGTTCTCGTTCCACAAGACAGTTATTAAATACTACCCCTCGTAATCCGTCACGAACGAACATCCATGTTTGAATGATATCAAGCTCATAGTGAATGTCCGTTCGCCCGGATGAATAGTAGTCCACAGACGTGATAAATCCGTAGTACCATAGCTCAGATGTGTTACGAAACATAACGTAATTGCAGTTCACCATATTAGCAGGTGTATTAGGAACTTTAATGACACCCTCAAAAATGCGAATGTAAGATAACCCTGTATAGTGGTATTTCATTTTGCTTTTGAAATATGATTGTTGCGCCGACTCATCTGAAAAGTAAATCGTATTTGTATAACCAGCATCTAAGCTTACCCCCTGACAAATATAACACTGGCTCACAAAATCTGCCATGCCTTCACCACCTTTTTAATGTTTCACGTGAAACATTTTTTCCAATTAAACACTAGGTGCGTTTACAGTCACTACAATTTGATTTGTTTTTTTCGTTCCGTCTGGAAGAGTTACGGTTGCGCCAAGATTGAATGTTCCTGACTGATATTCGCCAGTTTCCGGCTTAAGAATTTTTAAGTTAATTACGTTATCGCTAACTTCTTCCCAAACAGGAATATAATTTCCTGTAAGAGAATTGATAAAAAAGTCAGCCTTTTTAGTGATGCCAATCCCACCGGACACTGTTACGGTCACTGGTATAACTTTGTTGAATTCTGAAATAGTCACGCTACTTGGATTTATCGTAATATCCACCCCCTGTGAGTTATCTATTGAAGTTATGGCAACTGCTGTCTCAAATGGCGAAGTTGCAATAATTTCCCAATCGTGTAACCAGTAATTCCACCCAAGTTTTTCACCATTGAAAAAGTCAGTCATTTCATATTCGGCTGTGTACAGCATGAAGTAATCTTCTGACACGTCAATGACTTTTATAGAATCCAAAAAATTTAGTTCTTCTTCTGTGAATTCTTTAAAAGTCTGACCCTTCTTTGTCGACAGAAGTTTTTTCACCCTGTTGAAATCAATGTCACTAAATTTATTTATCACAAGTTTTCTTTGTAGAAAATTAACTTTGTCATCGTGAAAAGCGTAAGCGAGGGATTCGGCGTCAAGTGTCCCTTCAAACCAGGATGAAATAAGAACTACCTGTTTAGATATAGGCGTTGGGTTTATTACGCCTGATTCTGTGTAATTTGAGCCGGCAGGTAGTGACAAGTCGTTTGACAGACCTCTAATATAGCCCATGAACTTATCCATATTTGTGTCATCCACATATACACTTCGCATCTTTCCTTCCACAATCTTTCTGCCAAGCATATACATAACTATAAGGTAATTATCAAGTGTAGCGGCCTGATACATCGTCTGCACTATTCTGTCTATTAAATCCGCCACACCATTTTCAGACAAAAAAGCCATCTTAACTTCTCTTTTGCGAATCGATTTTTTATAGTAAACCTGATAATTTATTCTATAAAAAGCTGTCTCAATTTCTGTCGATTCCTCTTTAAGCATATGCCACTCTGGCAGGTCATCAAGTTTATCATATTGATGTGGCTCAGCCATCTGAATAAATATTTCTTCGATTGATTCGCCGTATTCAAGTATTCCTTTTTTGAATATGGCAAATGGGTTTTCAAAAAGTGCGTTTTTTACAACGACAAAAGCGATTCGCCCTAGCAGCTTCATAAACGGAGTGTAGTATGCGTCGTAGGATGTGACGGCATCACCAAACCCTCTTAAACCCTCTAATGTTCCGTCACACCGGGATACGTCGTTCCTGAATTCCGCTGGCATCTTATCACGGATAGCGTTAGCTAAATGCGTAGACGTTTCATTTCGCATTGCGTTCGCCGCTTCAATTGTCTCTTTTTTTGGAATCGTTGCCATTTTTATTTCACTCCTTCCTTCTCTAAGAACTCAAATATCTCTTCTTCCCTTTTTTCCATTGTATCATCGTCTTTAGCCAGTCTTTCTTCGTCTAACGATTCCGGCAAATCTCCATCTAGTTCGCTGTCTTTTTTGCCATAAAACCGGTCAAGATATCTCCTGCGCCATTTTTCTTCGTTTTCATCGTATTTTTTCTTCCAGTCCTCCCCGTCCCCTTCTGGTGTCGAAAGACTGTCTGTTAAGTCTTCAATGAATGCTATAGCATTATCACTGGTATTTTCAATTCCAATCAAATCTCTTGCTGCATTCAACAGTTCCTCCAGTGTCCTCTTCATATTTAATACCCTCCCTTCAATGTTTCACGTGGAACATTTTTTTAAACATTTATAATCACGTGAGAATAAGACTTGATTACCATGTCACCTTTTTTGAACGCTTTTTCAGCGTCTCTTATTTTTAACACACTAAATTTCTTTGGGTCAGATTTTGCCTTATCAATCATATTTCCGGTAAATACACCACAATCCCAAACTTTTGTTCCATAAGCTAGATTGAGACAGACGCTGGCGAATGAGCTGCAGTCGGTGTTACACTTTTTCATTTTTTTCTTAAGTTTTTCAAAATTCCAGTCGGCTGCCATCGCTTGAAGATAGAGAGTATTCCTATCGCTCTGGCCGTAGCCTATTCGGCTATCCTTAGCTAGTTCCTTCGCTATCTTTGCCATTTTTTTCCTTTTTGAAATATTCTTCAAACGAATACAATGTGTTTGACCAAAATTATAATAATTCGATACCTTAAGCTCACTCCCTGTCTGATTGCCCGGAATTCCGTTTACCGTTCCTTTTTCCGATATAGATGCCCATGCAAAAAGGTTCTTTTTCATTCTTTATCACCTACCTTGTCAGCTAGTCTTTCCAGTGCCAAGGTATTATTCTCAATGCATTCGGAAAGCCGGTCAACCTCTTCTTTATGTAGTTTGGCTGAATCAATGCTATGCTTATACATAAGTAGACACATGAGGATAGGGAACCCGATAGAAGCAACCAAACGTTCGATTAAAGCGATATCCATACTTTTCACCTCCTTTTTCTGATTATAACATTATACTATTGTCATTGCAACAAAAATATGTTAAAATCAAATAAAAAATGTTTCACGTGAAACATTAAAAATGGCGGTGATATTTTGTTTTACACTGGAGAAAAAATACTTTCTTTAAAAGACAGAAACGGAAATGTTCCTGAAATATACATGGTGACTGACCTCCGGTCTACTGGCAAAACAACTTATTTTATAAAAATGCTCACGAAAAGATTTTTAAAAAAAGGACAGAAATACGTCTATCTTGTGAGGTTTGAAAACGAATTAACGTCTCTTGCCAGTGCTATTTACAAAGATATCCAGACACACGCGTTAAAAGAGTATTCATTCGAATCTAAGATAAAAGGTTCCGGGCTCTATGCAAGCATTTTATGTGATGGAGTAGAAATGGGCTACGGTTTGCCTTTAAATTCTTTTGATAAGATAAAAAGGAAAAGCCACCTTTTTACAGACGCTACCAGCATAATTTTTGATGAGTTTCAATCCGAAAAATTTAAATATGTGTCAAACGAAATAAACGCCTTCCACTCAATCCACACGTCTTTGGCAAGGGGTAACGGAGAAATGCGAAGATATCTTCCTATTTATATGCTATCAAACCACATAACCCTTTTAAATCCTTACTTTAACGCATTCGGCTTAACTAAGTTGAATAAAAAAACCAGATTTTACAAGGGCGAAGGGTTTGTGCTGGAACAACAGTTTAATGAAGGGGCAGCCAAAGCCCATAAAAAATATGGATTCGATAAGGCGTTTGTATCTACGGAATATAGTGACATGAATACACAAGGAAAGTATCTTTTAGACGATGATTCATATATCTGTAAGCCCACAGGTAAAAATGAATATATAGCCACTATAATATATGGTGGAGAAGAATATTCTATAAGACGCTATTTGAGTACAGGAAAATATCACATAGGGAGAAATGTCGATGAGAGTTATCCGGCTAGATACTTCATACAAAAAAGTAGTGGAGGCTCAAACGCGGAGTTTATAAACAAATGCCCATTTTTGACGAAATATTTGCGTGAAGCATTCGGAAACGGAAATATAACTATGTCAGATTTGTCAGCAAAAGATTGTCTGATAAAAACAATATCATATTGATTTGTCTGATCCGGAAAAAAATGTTCAGGCCATCAGAACTACCCTATAGACGGGCTGAATGTGCCTATTCGTCTAGTAAACGGTCCATTTTTGCCGGGTTTAAAGATAAATAATAAAGGGAGAGGGTGTAACCTCTCCCTTTAAAAAATGTTTCACGTGAAACATTTTTTCACTTAAGCTCAAAGTCTTGCTCATACAAAAGAAGTCCGCCTGGAATGTTCTTTAATTTCATATTTTGAGGAACAACTAACCCTTTTTTAAAGTCCTCAAGTTCAAACCCATTTTCAATGAACTTAGCGTTCAACTTTTTTTCTGAGACTTCTTTTAAAATCTCTTTTTTATCGCCCCCATGTGATAACTTATAAGCTAGGCATAAATTCCTCTTGGCTTTTTTCCCCATTCCAGCCGCCGTTATTTCTATCACATTTCCAGTTCTTTCGATGTAGGTTTTTTGTCGAACGAAAACACCCTCATCCCATTTGCATTCACAAGCCCATGCCCCTATTTTTGTATCGTGAAGTTCAACCCCTTTTACTTCCTCTAGTGAGCATTCAAGATGCAGACTGTCCGTGTCAGCATATCGAAAATACTTAATATTTTTTTGCGCGTGAGTTATAGTCCAATATCTAGCCAGCGATGTTATGGCGGAGGCCACAGCTACATGGTATGTCTCCTTATTTTTTTCCGTAACAGTATACCATTTAAGTTTATCGTCTGAATCTAGCAGGCAAAACTTAAAGGAGGAATCCTCTGATGTTCCAAACTTTCCGTAAAGAGAGTTCAAAAAAAGCTTTGCGATCTGTCTTCTTCCACCTCTTGTTTTCGTTTTAATATCAAAATATTTTTTCATGTAAGAAGAAAACATACCTTTTTGGGCTGGGAAATCAATCCAATCTAGCACCTCAAAGTCATATATATCGTAATGTTCTTTTAACAAAAAGAAGTCTATCTCCGTCAAAGTCATTTCTTGTCTGGACTCAATCTTTATCCCACCTATCAAGGCATTCGCATAATATTTTCCGTTCTTCAAAATGTATGAAGTCTTTAACCACTCATTACTAGGATAAAGTGGAGAATTCTTTATCTGAATGGTAGGTAACTTTCCTTTTTTTAGTCTAAAATTAGCTTTAAAATGAATAAACGCATATCTGCCGTCCCTATGCCTAAACTCTTCTTCTTTCGTGTGATAAGTAGGATTTCCGTACGGCAGTTCGAATTGTTCCATAACAAAAGGATACAATGAATTGACGTCAAGGGTTACCCCAGGATTCTTTATATGAGTCTGTTTTGGACAATAGCAATACCCACCCTTATATGAAGGGCGTATGTATTCATCAGCATTTATTCCACAGGGTAGTATTACCTCTTTTAATTTCGGGAATAAATAATAAAATTCTTTTTTCCCGCCACAAATAGTTATAAATTCTTCCATACAGCAAGATGCTATGGTGGATTTTGTGTGACCCTCTGAAAAAAATGTGTCTAAAGCTTCAGCAGGGACAAGTAGGTCATTTTGAAGATACTCTTTTTCATGTTCCTTTATCTCACACCCTGCCCATCTAACCCCCTCATATTCAATGGACAGCTTTTTATTGACAGTCCCGAAACTATTCCCAATTTCTTCTATGGACATTGGAAATAGTTTAGCTGAGTCTAAAAATCGTATGACCGTGTTGCCCAGCTTATAAGTTATAGAAAAAAATTGGCCACGGTCGCTACACAAATACTTAAAAGAGCCAGAATACATGTGCTTTGTCTTTGGAAAATAAATTTCTGCGTCACTCATAACAAGCGCATGGTGCTTATGCTTCAAAAGCCAATTTAAGATAAATGAACCGTCAAACTTTAAATTATGAAAATATATATCCACAGATGCCCAATTTAAAAACCCAAGTCTTTTGAATGACGTCATAAATTCATCAATTGAATTGAATATAGTTACATTATCAGGATTTAAGTCACCTATCTCGGTTATTCCTGCCGCCCATACTTCTGTAGATTCTTGTCCCGGATACACTGTGGTCTCAAAATCTGCGACGTACCTGTGCTTGCTCAATATATATCCTCTCCCGATGAATATGTCTCATTCAATATACTGTTACGTGTTTCTTCGTCCATTCCAATATACTTTAAGTGGTCATTCATATATCTTCCTAAAAGAGAATCATCATATGCTATTTCGTATGTCAAAATTAGTCCACTTTGATATCCCTTTACAAGCATCGCGGCTACGTCTTGAACCCCGTATTTCTCTATGAGCGAATCAAGCCAAGCATTTAATCTTGGTTCCGCATACGTTGAGAAATGAGAATACCCTGAACGGTATAACTCTATAGTTTCATTTGACCATTCAACTAAGGCAGCGTAGTCAACTATGGGAGTGTCTGGCGTTCCTCTTAACTCTCCTGTGGTAAAGTCTAAAAAAACAAAGTGACTTCGCGCCGCCTTGTTCAAACTAGCCAGGGCTATTATGTCTGCTTTTTTTGGCGATGAAACGCGTTCGTATGACGTTAATTCTTCATCCGGGATATATCCTTTTTTTCCGTAGTATCTCACTTTTGACTTTAGATTTTTCAAAAGTCTTTCGTACTCTTTTTCCCTGTCTCTTTTTGACCTATAATTTATCGCCATAAATCGCACCACCTTTTATATAAATGTAGCCCGACTATTTCTAATCGGGCTTTTTTTTTTAGGCTATAACAGCAGTCAAAAATTTTTGCTCACTGTTTCCCTTTTGCCCCATTATCTTTATGTCAAGATTAAATATCGATTCTCCAATTGAATCGACTTTTCCTTTTAACTCTTTAATCTTGTCGATTAGATATTTTGATGACGTCCTGTATTTTTCACCGGACTGTGCTGTGATATAATAAACGTCATATGGCTCATCTTCGTTATCTGGTACACAATGAAACCCATAGATAGCCTTGATCCTAATTATCAATTCGCTATCGTTCAATGCACTAACCAGTCTTACAGTGTCATTCCCCTCCATACACTTAATTTTATCTATCGGGGATATACCCTCTTCCTCAAGCGTAAATATAAGTTCCTCTGACCTCGCCATATATTACACCCCCTTTACCACTGGTTTTGCGTTGAGATAAAAAGTTGCATCATCAAGATAAAAAGTAGATACATATGGGTCACTATCCGGCACATACTTAATTAACTCCAAGCCTGATTGCATCACGGCCTTAAGTGTAGTCTCAACTACTTCTTTTTGTCTCTTTACGCCGCGAACAATGGGTGCTGTTATAGTGCACTTTTGCATTTCTTCATCCCGCAAATAATAACAAATAAAAGTACCAATCAACATCTTTCTAGTCATTTTTTGACCTCCTTTAGATTTATTATATTTTTTTACCCTAAGATAATTATACCACAAAGTAACAAATAATCAAGACAATTTTGTTTTAATTGCGCAGTTAGAAAGAAAATCATTTACTTCTTCAATAAAAGAGTTTAATCCGACTTCATCAGATTCTTTAAGAAATTCGTATCTCTTTCTTTTTAAGTAGGAATAGAAGTTCATAACTCCTATAGATAAATTGCCGTACCCTTCATATGAATAAGCTATATGTTCTATTTCTATATAATTTAAATAGAGGTAATAATGCTGTTGCCACATGTAAATCAAAAAATCATAACTTATTTCTAAAATCATTCTTAAAACGCCTCCTTGTTTATTCTTTTGCCATAAGCCATGTTAACAAGACTTTTATTATCTGAATTGATTTTTCATTAACTCTATAATCAATATAACCTGCCCTCGCATCTAATATCTCAAAAATCATCCCCCATTTCACTTTGCAATCTTTTTTTTGTTCTTCTTCTTCTGGCGTTTCGAAAACCACCCGTAAAGTATTTTCATTTATAAAAGACATAGTCATATTTCTCACCTACTTTCTTTTTTTTGAATGTTTCACGTGAAACATTTTTTAAATATTGGCAAATAAATCAACAAACCCCCTTAACTCATTTAATTTTGTACCGTACAACTCTTCTGTTAATTCACACGGGCTAGCTTCAAAATGAATGTATGTCTCTGCCCACACATTTGGGACACCCGGTATTTCAATATATAAAGAACTTTTATACTTGTCTGGTGCCAAACTATTTTTATCACCAACCAAAACTCTCACTTCAAGAACGCCGTCAAAGCTTATAACTGTCTTTCCTGTAGCGTAGGCATTCTTAATTACTTGCCCGTCTGGCGTTTTTTGACCTTCTTTTTTTGTTAATTTCATGTCAATCCCCCCTTATTTTAATATATCCTTTAAGCAAAATTCATACACAATAGTCAATACTCCTCTTCAAATGCGTTATAGATGTCTTCTAAAATATGTGCTAAACAGTCTCCAAACACTTTCATATATGAGGATTCCTCAAGCCAAGATGGATGATAAGGAAATTCTAGTTCGCTCTCAATCCATCTACCATTATAGAAGTCTACCTTCAAATAAAACTCATACACACTAGGACATGCTTGCGAACGGCCGAGTAAAAGTGGTGATTCATACTTTCCATCTTCTGTCTCAATTACAAAATCTGTTAAATATGCATCTTTTATTACACATCCGTCTACGTCTCTTTGATTTGTTATCTTTTTCATTTTAACCACTCTCCTTTAATTTTTATTTGTTTAATTAACTACTAAATACATTGTATCAAATTTTATTTTATTTGTCAATAGCTTTAATGTAAATCTTCATTTTTTTTTTAGCTGTAGCTGTTAGCAATATACACCTGTGATTGCTAATGGGGAACAAATCTGGTGACGCCAGGGTAGTAAACGTAAGC